GCACCAAGCTGCTTGAGGAGAGCGGATACAAGAAGTTCTCAGCACAGAAAACCAGCAAGCAGAAGTTCGTGCAAGACCTAGCGGAAGCTAACTTGGGGGATGTGCTGGATGGCAAGACTGGACTGTGCGATGCTACCTTCATTGCAGCTGATGAGTTCCTAGACTTCATAGGTGTAGGGAACATAGAGTTCACCACTCTGCTTACGCACCTGTGGGACAACCACAAGGCATACAAGGAGAGCTACAAGAACAGTACCAAGAGCTATGTGGAGCGACCGACCGTGAACCTGCTAGGCGGCAGTACGCCAGCGGGTTTGCAGACAGGGTTGCCAGCGGAGGCTGGAGGTACAGGATTCTTGAGCCGTACCATCCTAGTGTACGGTGAGCCTAGCACACACAAGATTACATTTAGGAAGGTGGCCACAGAGGCAGAGAACGCAGAGTACCTTGAGTTCTTCCAGCGGCTAGGGGAGCTGAAGGGTGAGATGTTCTATACCTCTGAGGGAGCTGACCTACTGGATAGTATCTATCAGGAGAGCACGCCACTGGATGATAGCAGGCTCACCTTCTACCATGCTCGCAGGCTGGAGCACTTGCATAAGCTGTGCATCATAATGGCTGCCCTGCGGGGTAAGCTCACAATCTGTGAGGAGTGCGTCATGGAGGCTAACACCATACTCACATTCACGGAGGAGCACATGAGCAAGAGCTTCGGTGAGTACGGCAAGAGCAGGCACGCTGAGGCTACACAGAAGATTATAGCCTTCATGGAAGCAGCCAACAGGCCAGTCTCTGCTGACGAGATGTACAAGGCTTGCAGCCAAGACCTTGAGCGGTACGCAGACATCTTCCTAATACTGCAGAACTTACAGCGAGCGGAACGCATCATATGCTCCCACAAATCCTTCATCCTGCGCAAGACCAGTAAGAACGACCGTAGGAAGTACACACGCTTTAAGCTATACATAGCGGAGAACGACTACTATGAACAATACGAAGCCGACCAGCAGCAGCTCAGTGAGCTACTCGGAACAGCCACGCAGCCCCACGGGCTGGATAAAACTTAGCTCAGGGAAGCTGCCTGAGGAGGGCAAGGTAGTGCCAATCATGGCCTACTTCGGTAGCTGCTTGCGAGAGTTCGCTGGCTACTGGATATCACCACCTACACCTGAACCAACCGAAACTGAGGCCGAGCCTGAACCTGCAGCCCCTGAGTGGCGCACCAGCAGCGGTAACAAGCTCACTTGGGTAGAGGCTTGGTACAGCGTGCCAGCATACAGTCCCCCACACATACGCTAATACCTTACACCACAACAAGAGTACACAACATGAAACACATCATCATTGCATACGCCCTAGCTATCACCTTCATGGTAGGCTTAGCCTTTACACCAACAGGAGGGCTGCTCTATGATGCCCTGCTTGGATACGGGACTGTAGCATTTGTTGGCACAGTCTACCTCACACTTACGCTGCTAGTCTGCATACTGTATGTGGCGCTAACCTATAAGCGGAGCTAGCTATGGGCACACACAGTCACCAAGAGCTGTGCCCGTTACCCTATGGCACACTCAAGTTGCTTGCTTGGCGGTACAAACTGAGCTATGAAAGCGTGTCCAGACTGCGGATGCGCTTCTACTTGTTTGATGAACTGGAGCTGGAAGCTCTAGTATCCGCGCACACCAAGCTACTTGGTAAGAAGAAGGGTTTCCTAGCCCGCACCTGTTTCCCCGACATTCACCCACCAGTACCGCAATCCACGCACGGTACCGTACCAAGAGGCTACACACCATGAGCAACATACCACATACATTAGCAACAGCAAGTGAGCTAGTACCTTCCAGCCTGTACGCACTGGAGAAAGCTGTGCTTGGCTGGGCACACGAGCGCAATCTAATCCACGGCAGCACGTGCCGCAAGCAGCTGGCCAAGACCTGCGAGGAGTTCGGAGAGCTGGCGGCTGGTTTGAACAAGGGCAAGCGCGCGCTCATACAGGATGGTGTAGGTGACGTGCTTGTTACCCTCATCATTGCCAATGCCTGCGCAGGAGGAGAGTGCCTGTTCCCTACATCGGTTAATCCTGACTGGATACAGCCTCCTCCCCCTGTACGCAGCAAAGGCTATGTCGAGCTGATTATTCACACCTTGCAGGAGCTTAGCTACATAGCAGGTGTGAACGATGCAGGTAACTGGCGTCCAAGTCTGTGCTATGACCTAGTGCGTGCGCTCTCAGCAGCGGCAGAGTTCGCTGACTGTGGGCTGGCCGAGTGCTTGCTCACAGCTTGGATGGAAATCAAAGACCGCAAGGGGCGCATGGTGGATGGCGTGTTCGTTAAGGAAGCTGACTTACCGCCTGTGGTGTACGGAAGCGGAACGGTACGCAGCCCTGAGCAGGAAGCTCCAGTTCCTCCAGACCACAACTGCTAGGAGCAAGCTATGAGTACAGTACCCCCTGAGCTACAGCTAGATATAGCAGCCCTTAATGCAGAGTACCCAAGCCTAGTGTTCACAGCTAACGGAGAGATATTCTCTGTAGCTGACATAGTACGGCTGGAGTGGGTAGCGGATAACACAGGCACTAAACGCTTGCGTATGTTCCCTACTGCTGGCAGCCCAGCCTTCATCCTTTCCCAAGCTGAGAGCCAAGCAGCTTATACCAAATGGCTCACGTTCCAAGCAAACCGCAGCTTCTAGCTGCACCAACAAACCTAGAGGTACAAACCATGAACCACAACACGCCTGAAGCTGTACCACAATCAGCACAAGACTTCCTACGCACCGCCAGCGAAACTCTAGGAGAACGCGGCAAGCAGTACGACCCAGCAGGCAAGCAGGAGCGCTCCATGACTGCTATAGTTGCAGCCTTCAATGCTATCTACCCCACAGTTCCCCTTACAGTCCACATGGGCTGGCAGTTCATGGCGCTGGTCAAGATGGTGCGGGGTGCAACCAAGCCTCACGCAGATAGTGCCTTAGACCAAGTAGCTTATGCTGCCCTTGCGGCTGAGGAAGTAGCTAATCAGGTTGTACAGCCAGCTCCCACAGCGCAGCCAGTAAACGATAGTGCTTCACCTAAAGCACAGGTAACAGCCTATGATGCGCAGGAACTGCTTGCACACACCCGCAGCTTAGAGGTGCAGCTAGACACTTTGCGCTCTAGCTTTGCTGAGTACGCTTGCCGCTTTGACTTGGACAAGGAGTACATGACTAAAGAACAGGTGCTGGCAGGTCAAGCCAAGCATGAGGCACAAGTGGAGAAGCTGCGTGAGCGGGAGTGTCTTGCCATTGAAACTATCAATGACTTGCGCACTGAACTTGCAAGCTGCAAGGGTGTGGTTGACAGGCTCTACAGTGAGAAGCAGGGAGCTGAAAGGGAACTTGAGCAAGTACGCTGCACTAACTTCAACCGTAGCGCAGACTTAACTACCCTAGAGCAGGTGCATCAAGCAACCTTGAAGGAGCTGGACACTGTGCGTGGAGAGTGCATAAGCAGAGGTGCCCAACTAGCAGAAGCACGAGCTAGGTTGCAGCATGTACCTGAGCCAGCTTATGCACACAACACAGATGAGCCAAAAGCTCCACGCCCTGAGTACAAAGACCCCTTTGACAGCCACGGTGACACCCAACCTTTGGCAGCTAAGCCCCGCATAGTGGGGGATGCAGACCCCGCTCGTAGCGGCCTAGCTTACCCGAACGGCAAAGCTGCACCTAGCACACTATAACCGCTATAGCACCCTAGCTCCATAAACAACAAAACCCCCGCAGGCACTAGGCTTACGGGGGTTTTTTATTGTCTAGCTTCCAGCCAGTAAGCCATCCTAGAACTGTGGAGTTCCATCATCTGCTGGAGCATCCTGCTCCGCTGCTTGCTCCTCAGCATCTTGGTCATAGCTCCACGGGGTTCTATCAGCACGCTCCTGCATCAAGCGGTTGTAGGCTCTGCTTGTAGGGTTGTCTCCCTGCATCTTGAGCCTGAACTGCTCCACACTTCCTTGACTTGCCTGCCCCATGTTGCGGCTGAAGAACTGGTGGAAGTTCTCAGGCGTACCACCTGCGCTACTGTACTCAGAGAAGAAGTTCATGTAGGCTTCATCACTCACCCCACTGTCCCCTTGTAGCTGCACCCGTACCCGCGCACCTAAGTCCGCAAGGGTCTTGGCCTGCTCCTGCTGGTAAGCTGTGCGGCGGTAGTAGCTATCAAGCAGAATTGCTTCTGTCTTGGGCTTGCCACCTAGCAGCCTGCCTCCCATTGCAGCAAAGTTGAAGCCTGCATCAGGGTCATAGCCATTGTAGTTGCTGTGCAAGAACACTGGCGTGCCGCTGTTGGTAGTTACATTCCCCATGAAGATTGTACCCAGTCCTTGCAGCGGTCGGTTCAGTGCGTTGTGTGCAAGCCCGTAAGCCAGCGCATTGCCCACTTCTCCAGCGTTCTCTGCTCCTGCCACCATCTGCCCTGTCCGCACTATATTAGCTACAGCCTTTGAGATGATGCTTACTGCTGGTAGGTCATTCACATTGGTAGGCACAACCAAGTTGTTCCGCAGCACCATGTCACCCCTGCTGAAGAAGTCTACAGGGGTAATAAGTGCGTGGCTTCCTAGCCCGTACATCATGTAGCTACCGAAGCCAGTGGGGTCTGACTCACTCCCTGACAGGCTGTAGATATCCAGCTTGCCATTATTAGTGTCTGCTACCATCTGATTCAAGGTGTGGAAGGAAGGCAATGAGCGTACACCGAACACAGTGCTTTGCATGAAGGCTGCAAGAGCAGCTTCCTTGCCAGCACCTTCTGCAATGTGCCTTGTCATGTACTGTGCTACGTTGAACATATAGGTCTGGAATAGGCCAATGCTCTGCCCCACTACTCCATTAAAAAGCTGCACACGTGAGTGCGCACGGTACACGCCCTGCACCTTGTCCACAGCATTACGGGCTAATGCAAAGATTTCATCCTCATCCAAGCCCCTTGCTTCCCCTATGCGCTTCATGCTCCAAGCCACAATGAAGCGGCTCATGTCCTCGCTCTTTTGGTGGAGCGTGAACTTGCTGCCAAAGGTTGCAAGCTGGTCTACCTTCTGCTGCACAGTGTTCAGCGTGTGGCGACCATTCAAGCTGCTATAGTCATGAGCCTCTAGGTACTGGCGCTGGTAGTCAGTGAGGATGAACCGTTCACGCAGCTTTTCCCCGAAGGCTGCACCTTCTGGAGTAAAGAAGTTATGGATAGCATCTGCCATTAGCTTTGCAGCACTTGGCTCACGCACACCATTAACAGGATTCACAACAGTGGTCATGTCCACTAGCCGCTGGCCAGCCTCACTTCCCTTGAGTGCAAGCTTAGCTTCCTTGATTGCTCCATGCCACAGGAGCGGAGTACTCATGAGCTGGAGAGCAGAGTTCATGAAGTCCAACCGCAAGGTGGTGCTGGCTACCAGTGTGTTGGCTAGGCGCATCAAGCTATTCAGCTCCCTGCCATCACTTATAACCTCAGACCTTGCAAGCATGGTGGTAAGGTTATCGTACGGATTCACAAAACCATTATCATCAAGCTCCTTAGTGAGAGCATTGAAGTCCTCTTGAGTCACACCCTTCTTACCACGCAAGGTACGAATAGCTTCAGCTGAGTGGTGGATGAACGCACCTCCAGTGGAGCTTATCATGTCATTCGCTCTACGGTAGGTATCACTAGCTGTACCTTCATAGGTCTTGCTATCCAGCATCAAGCGGCGTGTATCCTCATAGACTCCTAGCTTTGCTGTGCGCTGGCCGCCTTCCTTGAGAGCATTGATGTTTGCGCTATCGAAAGCTGCATCAGCCTTGCGCAGAGCCTGCATGGTTGTGCCATACTTAAGCTCTATGGCCTGCATGATTTGGTTCTCAGCCTTGTTATGATGCCAGTTACGCAGCAAGTCCAAGCTCTCACTTGCGTAAATGTCTAGGCTAGGTTGCATCTCAGAAGCATTGCCTGCACGGGCTAGGTTAGCATCAAACTCGTGGTCACTAAATACACGCCCTGCCTCGTACTCACCACGCAGCTTCTTCTCAAGGTTGATTTCAGCTGTGCTTACCACACGGTGTGTGCCACCATAGTGGTCAGCTACATAAGCAGCCTTAGCTTCAAGCTCTGCTTGGTTAGCTCCATAAATCATGAAGCGCCCAAGCTCCTCCTGCCCACCCTTTGGAATCACGAACTTGTGGAAAGGTGTAGCGTGCAAGTTCACTGGAGGTGCATAGTAGATATCAGGGTCACGAACTATGCTGCGCCCCTGAGCTGCTGCAAGGGCGAAGTCATTCTCAATATGCACCCTGTTGAGTGCCATATGAATGTCCACTACAGCACCAGCTTCCTTGCTAAAGCGCACAGCTTGCTTGCTTGCAACCATTGCATCTGAGATTCCACGAGTGGTGAGCATATCAATAGCTTCCTCCTCGGTGTATCCTTGCTTAAGCTGCTGCTTCATGTAGTCCCCGAAGTCTGCTACCTTGAGCGCAATGTGGCTTCCCTTATCATCATCAGCCAAGCGGAACACACGGTACTGGTCACGTCTTGCCATGTTATTAAAGAGTGCAACCTCTGCTCTAGCAGCGCGCATCTCACGGGTGTCCTTAGTGATTGCAGCAAATGCTCCGTGAAAAGCGCGCTCAAGGTGCTGGCGGCTCGCATCCTTCACCCCGTGCGCCAAACCTCCAATGTTGCTTGCCCACTCACGGAACTTGCCGAAGGCACTCATGGAAGCATTTGCCATGCCAGCGCGTTGGTCGGTTGCAGTAAGGGTAGGAAGCAGCTCAATGTTCTCCGCAGGGAACAGGGTTGACTGTGTGCCAAGCACTTTGCCGAAAGCTTTCTCGGCTGCTTGCTGCTGTAGCTCGGTGCGTGCCATGACCCCATCAAAGTTGCGGGCTGCGAGGTCTACATCCTTAGCTCCATACTTCTTGTACCGTAGCATGACATTCTCAGCTTTACTGTAATCCATCTTGCCCATAAGCAGCACATCATCTGCACCAGCCTGCCCTAGAGCAAACTTCTCTCCAGTATTCAGAAGCACCGCAATCTGTTGCTCATTGTAGCCAGCCATTTGGTACGCAGCACGGGCTGTCTCCTTCTGAGCTACAAGATATGCTACAAGCTCTGCTTTAAGCAGCGGCTGGCTAGCTCCATTGACGGAGGTCATGCGCATGGTGTCAGTGTCTTTCATGCCAGTTGCAAGCCGCTCTAAGCTAGGCCAATCCGCTTGAGGTGCTCTGTACTCTGCACCAATCTTGAAGCTCTCAAGAGGTGCTTGAGCTTTAGCAGCCCAGTGAGCGCTAATCTCAAGGGTAGGGTCTACACCCTCTAAGTCCTTGCTTGCTGCCTGTATGCGCTCTATCACTTTCAGGGGCTGAGTGGTATCCGTGCGGTACACAAACTCTAATCCAGTACCTTCTATCTGTATGCCACCTCCACCGCCTATCGGGCGAACAGCTCCCAAGTCTTGCGCACGAGGGAGCAAGCCAGTGAGGGAACGCTGAGTGCGGATGTTGTACCAGCCAGTAACAGAGTCCCAGCTTTTAGTGTATGCGCCATGTGCATCAAGAAGCTTAGCCAGCGCTGGCAAGTGCTGTGCTGCATCTGCTCCAGTTGCAGTGTGCTGCAAGCGGCCAGCCAAGCCATAAATTGCCTCAGTCAGGTCATCAGCAAGAGCTGGTGGAATCTGTACTCCATGCACCAAGATACCCCTACCTTCCAGTTTACCTTCTAAATTGCGCATTGCAAGCTCTGCCTTAGGCAAGGGCTTAGTGCTTGTTATGATAGCCTTGGCATCAGCTACCACTTTTAATAGCTTCTTATCCCCTATACGAGTGCCGTAGGCAATAAGCTGGTCAACAAGCCCTGTACGGCTGTCAGTAAAACTTCCAGCAATCTTGCCCCACAAAGAAGTTTGTCCGCGCAAGCTCTCACGGTTAAGGTCTGTAAGAACCTTCATCTGCTCACTGAAGCCTACTGCGTCCTCCAAGCTAGTGCCAGTGATGGCTCCACGCTTGCCATACAAGCCAAGCTGCTCATTGAAGTGTGCAATGGTGGGACGCTCCACACTCTGCAAGTTACCAAGCACAGTGAGGCGGTCAAGCTCTGAAGGCTTAGCTGCCACTTGGTTCACCATTTCAAGTCCAGCAGCGTCCGCTTTGTTTACAGCGATTACCTGCTCCTTCATGTAGGAAGTAACCTGCTCCTCTGCCTTAGCTCTGGTGGCTACAGCTACCGCGTCTGTGGAATCAATGGCATACTTGGGGTCATTGGCCAGCTTGTCTGCCAAGCGAGTTGCATCAAATAGCTTATCGCCAGCTGGGGCATAAGTGGTGATTGCATCTTGTAGGATAACACGCAAGTCAGCATTAGTGCCAGCTTCTGCACTGGAACGGAACGCGCCTCTTGCAGAACCCACTAGGCGGATACCATCAATGGCTGTGCCTACAGCAGCTCCGAACACTACAAATGGTAAGCCCTCAGCTGCCAAGCGCTTGGAGCTTTCCCATGCACTTAGCTGGTCAGGGTTAATGAGGGTGTTTTGGTTGTTGAGTGCAATGAAAGCACCTTCCATAACCAGTGCTTCTTGGATGTTCTGCCTTGCAGCCCAGCCTAGTGCTTGGTTGAAAGCCGTACCACGCCAAGTGAACTCAGCCACATTGCTCTGTACTGCGGTGCGTAGAGCCTGAGCCTGCGAGCTTGCAAGCACAATGTCAGGATTGGTGACACCCAGAGCGTTCGTGAAACCGAACCGTCCAGTGCCAGCTACATTGCCCATAGCTTGAATGCCACGGAACGCACGAAGAGCTATAAGCCCTGCGCCAACTGACCCTACAAGCAATCCGCCCAAGTCTGCTCCTACCTTGTGTTCTAGGTAGTAGTCATGAGCCTCTTGGCCTACCAAGTTCTGCACAACATCTGCTTCATTGGTCATTGCAAGGTCTGCGCCCATAGTGTTGCCTATGGCCTTCACGCTGTTCCAAATGCCTACACCTCCGCTGATTACGGAGGAGGTTACACCATACCCAAAGAACTCGCCAGCACTCTTTAGGAAGCTGTAGCCAGAGCCATCCACTTCCTCATTGTCTGCTGCTTGTATGAAATCATTACTCATTGTGAGCACCTATAAAAGTTATGCCCTGCACGGAGCAGGGACTTGTGGAGTTATGGAGGAAATGGTACGCTGCCCTTCTCAGGCTCCCTGAGGTCTATGGTAAGCGCATCCTTGTCAGGAGGTGGAGCCTGCAGGGCATTTAGTAGCTCATCCCAACGAGACTCAGCTTTTTCATCCCCTGCCTTTTTAGCTTCCTGTACCTTCTTCTTCACTACTGGCACAGCTTGCTTACCAGTCACATTACCGTCCTTGATTGCAGCTTCCATCTTCTTGACAGCTTGGGTGGTGTCCTTTGAACTGGAGGTATCAGCTGCTCGTATTTCCGCAAATAGCTTGTTAGTGTAGTCTCTAGCATTCTTAGCATCAATCTGTCCTGACACTATGCTATAAGCTGCATCAGCTGCAGTTTCCGCAAATAGCTTGTTAGTGTAGTCTCTAGTGTTCTTCTGCTCTATCTGCTGGCTTGCTTGCTCATAAGCTACATCTGCTGCAACGCTGTCTTGAAGCTCTAAGGTGTACTTTCTTACATCTGCTGCATCCAGTTTAGCTTCAACTTCAGCATACACTTTATCTGCTTCAGTAAGAGCTGTGGCTGGCACACCTCCTGATACTTGTGGGGCATGGCCAGCTGGAGTGTACTTGCTAGCAGTAAGAGCAGCTTGCTCAGGAGTTGCCTGCAAGGACACTCCTCTGTCAAACTTAACTAAGTTCTTTGCAGCTTCTACATCAGCAGCACTTTGAGATGGCAGTAAGTAGTTTACAGCTGCACCTACTATACCAAAAGCTCCTTGACCCTCATTCCTGTTGGCTTCAATCCGCATCTTGTCCATATCCACTGGGTTGCCCAAGCGGTACTTCTCGCCCTTGTAGGTTATAGTACCTGAGCCATCAGATACAATCCCGTACTGTCCTAGCGTCTTAGCTTCCAAGTCAGAGTCCAGAGCAGCTTCCCCCGTTTTCTTGCCAATGAGTGCTACCACACCAGCAGGGTTGGCTACCTTATTCTTCTCCAGCACCTCGAACATGGCTACAATCTGCGCAGTCTTCTTGTCCTGTGTTGAGCCAGCCCCTGCATGTGCTAGGAACATCTGCACCTTAGGGTCAGCTAGCACAGTGGCTGCCTGCTTAGAGATTCCGTAGGTGTTCACCAGCGTAAGTGGAGACTTGAACGCTGCAAGGCTGAAAGCTCCCTGCCCAATGTCCTTCCCTGCTGCCCTGCCGTTCATGTAAGAGCGAGCACTCTGGTTGTACACTACGTTCTTGGCCATCTCCACAGCACGTGCACGGAAGTCCTTGCGCTGCTGGGGATTGAGACCTGCTTCCCACATAGCCCGAGCTGGCTTGGCATCACCTGTCTTGCCAGCAGTGGCTGCCTCATAGCTAGCATCCTTGAGCTTCTGTTCGTTCTGTAAAGTGAGCTGATTGACCTGATTGCCTCCAATAGCTGCAAGGTCTGCATTTCCTGTGAGTGCCCCAAGCTGTGCAATCTCGCCAACTGTGGAACCTTGCACCACTGCTGTGTACGCGCTCTTACTGTCCCCGCTGTTGATGGCGTGTGCACCTGCCTTGCTCCAAGCCACAAAGGTTGGGTCACCCTTAGCCTGCATATCGGTCATCATGCTCATGGCCATGTTGCGATTAGCTTCAGAGGGTGGCAAGCCTTTAGCCAGCAAGTAGAAGTTAGCAGCCTGCTTTATTGCACCCTCACGGTACTTAGCCGCATCAGCTTCACGCTGCATCTTTTCTGCTTGCAACTCGTTGGCACGCTTGCCTATCTTGTTCTGCTCCGATGCGAGCTGGTTGCGCTGTTCAGCCTGTGCCCATTCCGCATTTGCTTTAGCTATAGCGAAGATGTCCCCACCAACCGCATCTAGTGCTGTAGCTTTCTCCTTCTGCCCTGTGGCAACCGCTTGCTGTGCATCCAAGCCCTTGTTTAGCTCTGCTGCCTGCAAGCGCAAGCCATTGGAGTTCACTAGGTTCTGGATGCTGAGCATCTCCTCAACCTGCACAGTGGTGTTCTGCACAACATTGTTGATGTTGCGGTTGTATACCTGCACAGCTTGGGAGTGGGTTTGGATTGCATCTTCCAGCTTGTTGGCTTGCAAGGTATCTGCTACCCAACGGATTGGATGCAGGATTGCATTGGGCTTATTTGCCTGAATAGCACTCAACGCCTTCTGCGCATTGATTGCAGACAAGCTCTCTTGCACCAACCCTTGCCGCCCTACTTCCACAGCTTGTATGCCTTGCTGTGCAATCTGCGCTACTTCGAGAGCTGTCTTGTTAGAAGCCTCAGCTGCGGCCAAGCTGATTGTGTCAGCGTTATCTGCGCGCTGCTTCTGCACCTGCGTATTGTTGGTGATTGCAGCTTCCAGCGCATTGAAGCTGTTGATTGCTGTGGCCTGTGCGAACGTGGCTTGCGACTGGAACTGGCTGATTGGTACTGTGGCCGAAGCCTGTACACTGCCCTTGCCTGCATTGAAGGAGGCATCAAATGCCTCATCTACTGTAGCCATATTATCCTCCTAGGCTAAGGTTGGCACTCATGCCAGAGCTCTTGCCCTTCTGAGTGGTAACAGAATGCGTGGTCTGTGTGCCCTCGCTCTGTGTATCTGTGGAGCTCTTGCCTGTAGCAGCTGCTGTACCATAGGCTTTAGCTTCAAGTCCGAGTGCAGCCATGATGGCTTCAATGCCTGAGTTCTGTTGGGTCTGGCCGATTGCAGCGTAGTCCTTGATTGTCTGCTGCTGTAGCTCTGCACCCTTCGCCACAGTGGCTGCGAACGCATTATCTGCCAAGCCCTGTAGAGCTGTGCTGTTGTACACTCCGCCCTGTCCACCTTGTGCCACAATCTGTGGAAGCGCTTCTTGCTTGTACTTTGTGAACAAGTTGTCAATCGCACCCTTGCTATCAAGAATAGCTTGGTTCTTGGTGTAGTCCTTGCCAAGCTCACCTTGTGCATCCGTAAGGGTTGTAAGCAGTGTGTCCAGCTTCTTCTTGCTGAATTCATCGAAGGCTGTAGTAACCTCATTGGTGCTTCCAGTTGTGCTGGCTGTGCTGGACTCTATGCTCTTCTGCAGCAAGTCCTGTACTGTTGTGGAGGAGCTCTTGCTCTTGCTGCCACCTAAGGAAAATGATGCCATATCTTGTACCTCTTAGCCTATGTAGGCTTGGTTTGTTTAGTTGGACGCGCACCGAACCACCAAGTAAGCGCAATACCTGTGCAGCTTACAGTGCTTTCCAATAGGAACTGCAGCAGCTTCTGTGCTTCTACAGGTGTTATGTTCATGGAAGCTATATCTAGCAGGCGGCTTGTGTAGTACATTGTACTACAAAGAAGCAGCGCGGTGAGCAATGGGCGCACAAGCCCTCGAACCGCATCCACCAGCATAAGGGAAGGGCTGGCATTTGCACTGGTCTGGACGCTATAGGTAGCTGCATCCACAGGGGCGCTAGCTACTAGCCCTTCCCCATCCTGCTTGGCTGCAAGTAGCTCCAGTTCATGCTTGTTGGCTATTGCCAGCTTGGTAAGCTCCAGCTTGGCTTCATGCCAGCGGCTAAAGGCTGCACCTGCGGCACCCAGCACTCCGCCACTTAGGGCATTACCTACGATATCTACAAAGCTCATAAGGCTCTCCACATAACAAAAAGCCGCAGTCCTCGTACAAGGCTGCGGCGCAGGGGGTTATGGTTTAAGTGTAGCTGGAATTATCACCAGCGTGAAGGGTTTCATATCCAGCAGCTTTTCCAAGCGGCCAACTGCGACACGGCTGTTAAGTAGCATCTTGCCCTTGTCAGCCGTGCGGCCTATGCTTGTGCCTAGTGCTATGCACCCCTGCAGTTCACTTGGGAAGTTAGCTGCGTGGATACGGATACCGCTCCGTTCAGGAACAGCCTCCACAAGGTACATTAGTCGACCAAATCGTGCGCTCTGTGTAGCTCGCACTTCATAGGTTCCTGCTGGGATGCAGCTCACTTTATTTTTATTAGCAAGCCACGGGCGTTCTAAGGAGAGCAGCGTAAGGCCAGCCTCTTTGCAGACTAGCTTGCCCCAAGTGCCTCCATCTTCCTCGCCTGTACGCTGTATGAGTACAACTGGTTGGCTCATTGTTTGTCCCCTTTGTCATCAAAAGGCTTGCACACAAGCTTTGCTCGGTAATCATTCCATAACTTACGGACTAGCAGACATATCTGTAGCCATGTGTAGATTATGGTGGAGACTATGAGCCACTCAGCTAGTGGATGCCCTGCTATAGTGAAAACTGTAACAGTTATGGGAGGCGCAACTTTCAAGACGGACATTTCCACCTCCTGTCTATGATTTTCAACAGTTCTTATAAGCTCTTGCATAGCAGCTACTCCGAAGGTTAAATGCTCCAAGTTGCTTCAGGATATAGGCCACTAGACTCTAGCAGCTGATACCCGTAGTCTATGGGGTTGCTGCACTCCTTGTCCTCCACAGGGAACTGGTGGTACACCTCCAGCACCTTTGGCTTTCCTTCTTCCTTAGTCTCAGCACTTGCATAGACTGAGCAGACGCAGGTTACAAGTGCCTTGCTTGTATTGACTGTGATGTTTACATAAGCTGCTGGTAGCTGGATGCCACTCTCAAGCTCATAGGGTGTAGTAAATGCCATATTGGTTCTCTCTTGGTTGTGGGGTGGATGTTAGCGCGGAACAAGCGTCATTGTAGGTGCTACCGTGTAGGTAACACGTACCCTATCGTTAGGGGAAAGCTGCAGCACCCCCGTTAGCAAGCCTGTGGTGTAGAAGTTATTGTTGTCCCTCGTAAACTCTATGTTGCCTACAGTGCCACCACTTATAATCACATCACCGTCATAGGCTGTGGTGTTCTGATAAGTGAAGGGACTTGCGGTAACAGAGATATTGCTGGGGAGCACAGCTTCATTGCTGATGTTCAACCTTCTACGGGTTGCATCGCTAGGAGTTGCATAAAACTTAGTGCCGTCATACTCCACAGCTCCAGCTTCTGCTGTAGTAAGTTTCGTACCGCTTGCAAACTTGAGAGGTGCGCTACTTGCCGCTGCTGCCCCTGCTGGAAGGTGTAGCTTAGCAGTTGGTGTAGATAGGTTGATACCCACCTTATAAGGATAGGTAGCACTTCCTAAGCAGAAGCTGTCGGATGCTGCTACTGTAGCCCCATGGCCAAGTGCCCCGTAGTTTGTAAGAGCCGTACTAGTCGGAACACTAGGGTCACGAGTTGTGTTAGCCCCAATAAGTACGGCATCCGTGTCTGTGGTACTCTTGTGGTCAGAAGTTGCACCTGTCCCAGCATTGTAGCCTATGTAGATACTGCCTGTGGACGGACTGTTCTTGCCAGCGTTGAAGCCTAAGTACACGAAGTTTGCAGGGCTTGCATCAGGAGAGAAGTAACCTGCATAAGAGCCTACAGCCACATAGCCTGAGTTAAGTGCCCCATATCCCGCCTCACACCCTACGGCTGTCCAGTCACCTCCAGCGTGTGCGCCTATAGTGGACACACCAGCTTGATAGCCTATAGCTGTCCATCGAGATACGGTACTTGAATTATATACTCCTGCGTAGTTCCCAACTGCTGTCCACTTAGTCCCTGTGGTAGCCCCATATCCTGCTCCAGTGCCAACCCCTACGTTAGTTGCATTTGCCGCGGTGCAAGCTTGGCCAGCGGTGCTGCCTATGAATACTGCACCATTTCCGTTTGTAGGAAGTGCGAGTCCTGCGCTCGCTCCAATCAACACATTGGAATTACCTGTGGTTACGTTAATTCCGCAACCTTGCCCAATCATAATATTGTCGTAACCTGTGGTTAATGCTTGCCCACTGTAGATTCCAAGTACTGCATTAGATATAACTGTATTGGTGTGGCCAGTGGTCAGGTTGGGCGCAATCCCTTTGCCAATAAACACGTTACCTACTGCTGCTGAGGTTGCAGATGCTACAGCAATTCCATTGCCTATGATGACGCTATCTGTTCCAAAGTAGTTTGTAGCAGAGCCTGCACCAAGTACGGTGTTACCTGTGCCGCGCATATTAGTTGCAGAGCCTACGCCAACATATGTCCCAGCAATTGCAAGAGGAGTTACGGTGGTTACGGAGCCACCTGTAACAACCTTCGCCACACGTAGGCATCCTGCTGTTATCGCCGGCTCTGCTGCACCATTTATGACGACTGCGTAGGTGTAAGCACCTGTACTATCTAGGTCAACATAGGTATCCCTGCTACCAGTATAGGTCTTACTGGTAGCTATAGGAGTCACACGTACCCCCTGCACATAAGCCACACCTGCACTTATGGTGCTTGTGAGTGTGCCACTAGTTGCAGGCAAGCAGCCACTTATGAGCTGGTTTGGCATCATATCGGCAGTTGTGAGCTTTGAGGATACATCCAGTGTGCAGGTTACGGTCGGATTACCTGCAACACCATCACCATTGCTTACACTAATACCAGTACCCGCAGTAATAGTCCGCTTAGTGAAAGTGTCAGCAGCAGTCTCTACAAGAATGCCTGCTGTAGCATTCAATCCTGCAAGGGCTGTCAGAGTTGCATCTGCTGCCTGCTTGGTATCTGCATAGGCTTTAGCTGCCACAGAGTTTGGATAAGTACCTGCACCTCCAGCTAGGTTCACGTCTGTGCTAAGGTTGGCTGTGCTTTGTGCTCCAGTAACCTGCTCCGCTGTGTAGTCCCCATTGGCTGCGACTACTGCCCCAGTGCGGCCATGCACACTCTGCACAGGAGCTGAGGCACTCGCAGTAGCAGTAAAGTCGCTGATGGTGCTTGCAAGCTGTGTACCTGTGTGGTTTGCACGTTGGACACTGTAAGCTCTATCACCGTGAGGGTCAACTGCACCAGCGTGGGTTGCAATCAGAGCCGCCACCTCTGTGCCACTCAGCCCGTCAAGAGTAGCTGTGAATGTTGCTCCAGCAGTGTCTGTGATAGTAAGCACCTTAGTGCTTGCGTTGTAGGCAAAACTGTCAATGGTGGAGCTGGCTGCTTCCCAAGTGATTGGGTCAGAGTTAGCTAGTGTGTAGTGGCCTACACCTTGCACCCAAGCCTGCTTACCAATATCTGCAAAGGTGACTGTTAAGTTGTCAAGGTCAGGCACAGTGGCTACCTGCCAGTTGGCTACAACGTGCTGCTCCCCAGCTGGGATTA